GGCCGGTCCGGCCGTCAAGTTGCTGGCGAACCTGGCTTGCCGTGAAGAACTCTTCGTCCCACCAGTGGTTGCCAACCGATCCGTACAGGAAAATCTCGTTCTTGCTCATACCCCGGGACCCTTTCCGTCAGGAGGATTGTCAGCGCCACCCGTGACGGGCGGTTTGCTTTCTGGCTGGCCGCCAGCAGCCGGGCGGCCCCTGACATCGGTGTCGAAAACCAGGCCAAGCTGATCGGCCGCATCCTGGTCGCTTTTGATTTCCTCCATCACCCGCTCGGGATCGAACCCCAGCTCGCGAATGATGCTCTGCCGGCTTGCCAGGCCCGACTTGATCTTGGCTGCCAGCGCCGTGATTTCCTTGGTCGGGTCGATCAACTCGCGATAGGGCGGAACCCAGGTCAGGCCTGATCCCTTGGGCAGGCGGCCGTCGACCATCTCGAAGGCTTCAAGTGTCCAGATCGACAGCGGCTGCAGGAACTGCGGGATCATCAACAGCCACTGCCAGCCCGAAACGTTCCGGTTCATTTCGGACCGGCCCATACGACCCGACGAAAAGTTCACGCCCTCAAGGTCTCCGGTCAGCGCCTCATAGGTAATCCCGATCCCGGCGGCCGTGGCGCGGTAGATGTGCTTTGCGAACTCGCCGAAGCCCTCGGCGCCCGGCGGCGTGGAAAACGTGATCTCTTCGCCGGGCGGCAATCTTTCGATGCGCCCGGGCGCAAGGCTGGTTGCAACCTTTGCCGCCATCTCGGCGGGCGAGTCCGGTTCCGGTGATGTCACGAATGCCGCGAAGCACGCCGCGATCTTCTGGCGCATCACCTGCGCGTCCTGATAGTCGGCCATGTCCTGCAAGAGCATGGCGATTGGCGCAAACCACGACACTCCGCGCATCTGACCCGGGCGGTCCTGACGATAGATGTGCAGGATCTCCGACGCCGCAACGCGGCGAACTTCCGTCTTCATCCGCGTCCGTGCCGTGGTTCCGGGGTGCTCGGCATAAAGCCAGTAGGCAACCCGGCGACCGATCGCGTCATACTCCACCCCGTTCCGGATTTCGCCACCATTCTGCAGCGATCCATCCTTCCACTCGCACAGAAAATCGGCCTCGATGACCTCGATCTGGAACGGCAAGGGCAAGCCATCGGAAATGAAGCGGCGGCGGCGGCGCACAAGAACTTCGCCCGCCTCCACCACCGTCGCCATGATCAACCGCTGCAGGCCGTACAGGTTCTGGACCCCGTTCGCGTCGATTGCGGTCGTATCGAAATGGGCTTCCAGCGTTGCCCGCAGGGCCTCGCTCCGCGCCCGCCCCTTCACATTCACCTTCGGGATGATCCCGTCGCCCACCACGTTGTTGGCAACAACCTGCTTGATCCGGCCCGCATAGGCCGTGTTGCGCACCATGTCCCGCGCGACGAAGGCCAGCTTCTCCCTTTGCCGCCCGGCCTCGTCCGCATCGCTGCCGACGGGTTTCCACGACTTGCCGCGGTTGCTGTTTGTCGCGGCATCGTAGCGCGCGGTGATCACCTTCCATGCGGCGCGGTTCCGGGCGCGTTCGACAGCCAGGCCCGGGGCCACACGGGCGATGGCGCGCTCCAAAAAGCTCATGCGTCAGACGCCCTTGTCGTAGGTCGGGTTATAGCCCGTAACCCGCGCTTCGGGCGGCGTCAGTTGGCGCTGGATGCTCGCCTTTGCCTGGAACAGTTCGGTCATCGATCGATACTCAACCGTTTTGCCGTCATAGGTGACGCGCAAGGTTCCCGATCCGATGGCAGCGTCGATTGCATCCAGTTGCGCCTGCGTGCTCACACCCAATCCTCCCTTGCCCTTATCCATTCCGTGCTGACCGACCCGGCCGACACGGCGGGCGCTGTTGCCTGCGCGGCCTTCACCACCGGCCCTTCGAACAGGTCGGGCTGCGCCTCGGCGGGCGCGCCACCGCGCTCCGCGTCCAGCTGGTCCCACTGCCCTTCGGTCAGCGATGTCCAGCCCTTCCGGCGCGCCGCAGCCTCGGCATAGTTCATCGTGTCCAGGCCCTCGTTCCGCCGCGTCGGCTCGACCAGATCCCATTGGCTGGTGACAACCCCGGTCCGCGTGCGCTTCAGCACCCTAACTTCCGAAGTGATCTGGCGGTAGTAGTCATCCCCCATCCCGGCGGCGAAGGCGACAAAGCCCCGCGCCAGCGGATCGTCCTTGGCCAGCCAGCCGTAGAAATCGGCCTTGATCTGCGACACGTTCAGCATGAAGCCGCGCTTCTGATGCCGCTTCGCCTGGCCATCGGCCCGCCGCTCGAACTTCATCGGCAACATCACCGGCGCGGACTGGCTGTTGCCACCCTTCACCACGATCACCCGGTTCCACGGATGCCGCCTCGCCCAGTTCCACACCGCGTCGGTATAGGCGCCGCTGTCAATCGCCATCATGTCCAACGGCAGCTTCAGCCCCCGCTCGGTGCGCCATAGCGCCTTAAGCTGCGCGTCAAGCGCCGCCCGGCCATCTTCGTCGCCGATGTAATGCGGGATCACCCGGTAATCGACGACCCAGCGCTGCAGATTCCGGCCGAACGCCACCACCTGCATTTCGATCCGGTCATCCTGGCAGTCGACGCCCGCCGTCAGCAGAACCCCGCGCGACGGGACAATCCCCTTCGGCAGCGGCGCGAAATATGTCGGGTCCGCCAACTCTACCCGATCGCGCAGCGCTTCCCAGTTCGGCCCGCCGGTGGCCTGCTCATATGGCAGGCCCAGCACGTCGTTGTAGAACGTCTGCTCGGTCTCAGCCTCGACGGCCTGCCTCACCGTTTCTTCCGAGGTGACCGTGGCCTGCAGCCCGGTCCACCCCATGACCTGCGCATACTCGACGGCGATAGAGGCCCAGTCGCGTTGCGGGGCATAGGCGCGCCAAAGATGGAACCCGGGGTGGTCCCCGCCCGGATTCTGCGCAACCCAGCGCCCCGCAGCAACCATCCGTTCCTTGTCCGCGTGGTCGATCACTGCGCCACAGGCCTCGCAGGTGAAATGCGCGGCATGCAGGCGCTCCGGGTCGATGTTGGCCCGAAAGTTTTCCCAGGTCAGCGGCGCCATGTTTCCGCACTGCGGGCATGGCACAAAATACAGACGCCGGTCGCTGCGCTGGTAAGCGCGGCTGATCCGGCAGGTTCCCTTGATCAGCGGGGTCGAGACCCGTAAAATCTTCGCATCCTCAAAGCCCGAGGCGCGGCTGATCATCAGCGCCTCCGGATCGCCCTTGTCGCTCATCTCCCATTTTGAGATGTCGTCGCCGATCACCAGACGCCGCGAGGTGCCCGTCAGGTCCGCGGGCGACCCGGCCGAGGCGACCTTCAGCGAGCCATTCCGCAGCAGTGTCTCCTGGTTGAACTTCGCATCGACATTGGCACCGCCACCCATGCCGAAGATCGCGCGCAGCCCCGGCGCCTGGCGGCGCATCGGCAACCACTTGTTGTCCACCCATTCCGTCGCCGCCGACATTGTCGGATGCACGACCAGCGAATCGAGTGGCGAGTATTCGTGCCAGGCCCCCAGCGTCGGCTGGATGATCGACACGGTCTTGCCCCATTGCGCCGATCCCCGGATCGTCACCTCACGGGCGGGATGCTCCGGCGACAGGACTTCGTGGATCTCGCGCAGGAACGGGAATCTCTCAATCCGGAACGGCCCCGGCATGGGCGAGCGTTCGTCAAAGACGATATTCTCTTCACACCACCGGGTGATGTCCGGCGGCGGCGGTGGCATCATGACGGCCGCCATGGCGCGCAGCACCACTGCCTCGGCCGACACAAGGAAGCCCATCAGATGTCTGCCGCGCCTTCGGCCTCGGTCATCACCGCTGCGTCCGATGCCTCGGAAAGCGTCGTGGACCGGCCCCCACGATGGGCGCGCCATGTCTCGGTCAGCAACTGACGCGCGACCTTGTAATCGACGCCCAGCTTGTCGGCGATGCGCCGCGCCCCGTCCCGCAGCACCGTCTCAAACTCGGCAATTTCCTGGGCGATCAGGCGCGAGACCTGGCGCTTGACCTCGCTGGCCTTGACCAGCGTTCCGGCCGCCATCTCGTTATCCCGGCGAAGCTTGCGGACCTCTTCCTCGGCCTTCTGCGTCCGTGCCAGATCATAACGGTCCGCGTCCCGTTCGGGCAGCGCCCCGTCATACTTTGACCGGTCGGGTGCGGCGGGCCTGGACTCTGCCTCGCTGTCCGCTTCCGGCCCGCTCAGGATCGTCCGCAGCGCGGCCCTTGTCGCGGCCCCGTTGCCAAGCATCTGGCCCCTGTCAAGCTTCCGGTCCAGCCGCATGGCGCATTTCGCCAGGTCAAACCGACGCCCGCGCCCCTCGCCCTCCCAGCACCCGTCGAGGGCGCCCTTGGCGACCAACTGGCTGACCCGCCCCTTTGTCACGCCCAGATGGGCCGCAAGCTCAGATGCACTCAGCATGGTCCCCCGCTAAACAATTCCCCTCTGGTTTAGCCCCAAGGTTTAGGCTTCCCGCTTAGTTTACCCCCCCCCTCACATCGAGCCTTGCCCGTC